CAAGTGGCTAGGGGGTTAAGAAGCTGATGACTAAAAAGGACCAGAAGACAAGAGCACCTGACAAGACTGGGCATATCAAACCGACCAAGACTGACCTCAAGGAAGGGAAGGCTGCGCCACGGGGGAGGAATCGGGGGAGGGGTAGGTAATGCCTTTCAAGAGCAAAGCCCAGCGGGGCTACCTATATGCCAAGAAACCGAAAGTTGCGAAGAAGTGGGCGAAAGAAACGTCCAAGGGAAAGAGGCTGCCTAAGCGGGTAGCCAAGAAGAATTCGTCAGGGAGAGATAAATGAGCTCAAAACTTTTTTCACTTGTAAGCGAGGACATCAGTTCCCGTGTGCGCTGGGAAACCCGTCAGGCACTCTGGTATCAAATGCGTAATGACGGTCTGCGGCGGAAAGGTAAGCCGTGGCCCAACGCAGCCGATACCCACTACCCGCTAATCGACACCACCATCAACAAGCTCAAGCCGAGCTTCTTTCAACAGGCGATGGGTCTGGATGTGGTGGCTACCTTTGTGCCTATGCGAACTCAGCTTGCAGGGTTCACCACCGCAGCAGAGAACTGGTTCTCCTATAAGCTGAACGAGCAGAGTAATTTCTCCACAGAGGTTATGTCGTGGGTTGACTATATGCTTATGAGCGGGCATGGCGTGACCAAGGTGTTCTGGGATACGAAGAAGAAGCAGGTTGGCTTTCAGTCGATTGACCCGATGCACATTATCGTGCCGCCGTGGACTAAGGACGTTGACAGTGCCGACCGGATTTGTCAGGTCATCCCGATGAGCCTTGAGTCGTACAAGCGGGCTGGCGTTTACAAGACCGACAAGATTACACTGGATGCGGTGACGGGTGGTAAGGTTGAGGATGGGGGAATCATTTCAGACAAGAAGTACGACAAGGAAATCCGTGAAGGGCTAACCCACTCGACCGACCCTGAACAGGTTATCGTGTGGGAAGTGTACTCAAGGGATAAGGATGGGGAATGGATAATTGATTGCTTCTCCCCCGAAGCCCCTGACATCCCGCTCCGAAAACGGATGAAGATTCCGTATGACCACGGTAAGCCTCCGTTTGTTTCATGCCTCTACGAGGTGACGGACGGTGGTTGGTATTCTCCTCGCGGGGTGTGCGAGATTCTCGGACAGTTCGAGCTTGCCCTTACGAAGTCTTGGAACGAGAGACTGGACGCCTCAACGCTTTTCAACAAGCCGCTGTTCAAGGCCGAGCGTGACCTGCCCAACTCAGTCAACCTGAGGATGAACCCCGGACAGATTCTTCCGTTCGGCATTGCTCCCGTGCAGATGCCGAGTGTGCCGATGGATTTTGACAAGGAGATGATGCAAACGCAGTCGGTTGCCGAGCAGCGGGTTACGGTTCCGGACTTCGGAATCATTTCCGACCGCGACCGCCGGACAGCTACCGAGATTGAGAGCATCAATGCCCAGTCGCAGCAGAACATGGACCTTCGGTTACGGTTGTTCCGGCACGGGTTGGGAGTGCTGTTCCGTCATGCGTGGAGTCTACTCATCCAGTACGACAGCAAGGACTTGCAGTACCGATTCCTTGAGGACAGTTTACAGATTGACCCCGTTGCCTTGCATGACGAATACCAGATTGAACCCCGTGGGGGGATGGATATGGTGAGCAGGGCCATGCTGCTGAACCGCGCCGTGCAGCGGAAGCAACTCTTTGTGAACAGCCCGTGGATAAATCAGGTTGAGCTTGACAAGAGCATCCTCGAACTGGAAGACCCCGCGCTGGTTCCGAGACTGGTGCAAGACCCGAACGAGCAGTTGACGAACGAGGCTGAGGATGAGCAGAGAACCATCCCTGCCCTTGTGCTGGGTCAGGTTATCATGCCCAAGCCCGGACAGAATTATGAGATTAGGATAGGCGTACTCATGCAGTTCCTTGAGCAGTCTAGGCAGACAGGGATGCAGTTGAGTCCTCAGGGAGGACAGGCCATAACGGCCCGACTCGATGCCCTGCTCAACGGGATGGAGCAGGTGGACACGAATAACGCAAGGGCTTTGCGCAAGGATGTTCAGGAATATCTCCAGTCCCTTGGGCTGGTTCCCGCGCAGGAAGACTCTGAGGCTGCACTGGCCGCTGAGATTGCCGGACAGGCAGCAGCACCAGCAGCCGCCATGCCTCCGGAAGGGCAACCCGCTCCGGTAGCCGCCGCGCCCGCTGGGCAGCAGGGGATGCCTGAAGAGCTTGTTGAGGCAGTATAGGAAATAGAATGACAAGATTTTTTAAGTTCCTGAGTATTGCTTGGCGTCTATCAGGTAACATCCCTTGGGTCGGTGACCCTGACTGGGACTCAGATGACTCGAATGCATTAAGGAAGTTTCTCGTCTCAGGAGAAGGTAAAAGGTTTAGGATGGTGTTGTTGAATATGGTGCTGAAGCAAAACGCTCAAGCCGTGTCTGCGAAAAAAAGACTTGAGTTTGAGGCAGGATTTGCTAACGGTGTAAGGACAGCGGTACACACCGTTGAAGCTTTGGCTAGGGAGGTCGAAGATACAGAGGAATTTACGGCGGATATTTATGGGGTCGATTATCCGGCGAGTCAAGACCCCACAGCAACGGACGGTCACTTTGGTGTGATGACTGGACGAGGGTAAGCACCTGATTGGGAAACATTATGCCAGAAGAATCCGGCGATTTAACCGCCGAGACACTGTTGGCCGCTGCGCAGGAGTATGATGCTTCTGCCGATGCGGGAGGAACTCCAGAGGTCGAAATAAAGACCGAGGAGCCTGAAGCGGAGGAGACTCCGAAGGCAGAGTCAGAACCGGAGACAGAACCGGATTCTGAACCGTATGATGTGGATGAACCTGATAGTTCATTGACAGAAGGCGAACCTCCGGAAGCGAAGGAGGAGGAGCCAGACAAGAGTAAGTGGGCCAAGAACGAGGCGCGTAAGAGCAAATCTTGGAAGGAAATAAATGCCCGAAAAGAGGAGAACAAGCGCGAACGTGAAGCCATCGAGACCGAGCGACAGGAGCTTGCTGAAAGACAAGCGGACTTGGATGATGGAAAGGCTTACAGGGATGACAAGGGCTTTACAGCGGAGGATTATGAGTCTGCCGCCGAGAGGCTGGAGTCGGAAGGCAATGCGCCACTTGCAGTTGACGCACGGGACAAGGCTGAGTCAGTCCGAAAGGACGGGCAACAGACAGAACAGGACCGTGCAGTAAGGAAGGCGCAGAATGACTGGGAGAGGTCTAAGGGAGAGTTGGAGGGTGAGATGCCCGAACTCAGAGACCCTAAGAACCACTTAACCCAGACAGCCAACCAGATACTCAAGGATTATCCTGACCTACTCTATGTCCCTGAAGGCAAGGGATTGCGTCACGCAGTCCAGATTGCCCAATGGAAGGTTGCCTCCGAGGGCGCGGATAAGAGTCAAGCTGAAGTCAACGAACTGAAAGAGAAACTAGATAAACTAGAGAAAATAACCTCAGTCGATGGTGGTTATTCAAGCGACAAGCCAAGCGGGGATAAGGGTTTTGATGACCTCTCGGATAACGAGCAGGAGTCTTACCTTCGACGCGCAGCGGCCCAATTGGATGACTCCATGTAGCTGAAAAGGATATAAAATAGTATGGCATTAAATACTACTACCTCATTATCTGGCCAGTATCAGAATTATTTCAGCAAAAAATTGCTGACCTATGCTGTTCAAGCACTGGTACTGGACCAGTTCGCAGAGAAGGCTCCGTTACCCGCTAAGTCGGGTCACCACACCATCTCTATGTTCCGGTTCGACGTTCCTTCCGTGGGGGCCATTGAGACCCTCGGCACGGAGGGTACTGCGCCTACCGGGACACGCTCACTGACCCTGACGAAAATCAGTAAAGCACTGATTCAGAGGGGGCAGATTATCAAGTTGACGGATGTGCTCAACGCTACGGATTTATTTAATTCGCTGGCGCAGAGCATTAAAATCAATGGACAGGACGCTGCGCTGGATATGGACACGCAGACTCGCAACACGCTTGTGGGTTCTAATGTGGCCGGAACAGCGAAGGAGAATGGAGACGGCTCCGCGCTCGACAATAGCGATACTCTCACTGAGATGTACGCTGATGGCGGGACGGACTACTCCACCTTCGAC